AGCGGCCGATAAACTACAAATTGCGAGACAGTTATATTTGCAGGCAGAAGCAATCAATCTTGTATCTCAGAATTTTGGTGCGTTTAAGAACCATAGGCTTATCGTAGTTGAAGGCTTATATCGTAAAGCCGAAAGTGAAACACTTGTGAGTGGTGGACTGAATGATCTTGCGACAAAGGGTCAAGTCGTAGTCTATCAGCTCATTAACCACAATGGCGTTCCAGATCATGCAACTATGTTTGATTTAGCTGTGTACTGGAAGGATGCTTTGTTGTATGATAAACTGATACTCGACTATGATTCGTTTAACCCGGACGGTAGTCTTGAGTGTCATATCATATTACAGATGCCTATTGTATCAAGTACATTTGTCGCTAAGTTCAAAAAACAATTAGAAACCCGGTACAATGGTAATCTGCAAACTTCTGGAGAGTTAGTAGAAATACTCGCTTAGATATTGTATAAATAGTTTAAACAATCTAGAGTACTGATCACATGGCAACAAACAGAGCATTTGCAGCAGAAGATGGCCAACTTGGTACTGTCTCGCTCATTACTGCGCGTAAGAAAGATTACAAGGATATCGATCTTTCTTTTGTGGCCAGACCTGACGGTGACATCTATCGAAAGAGTGATGCTGCTGCAGTAAAGCAATCAGTCAAAAATCTTGTACTCACCGGATTCCAAGAAAAACCATTTAATCCATCTTTTGGTGGAGGTATGGGTAACATTTTATTTGAACCGATGGATGATCTAACTGCATTTAATGCGGAGATTAATATTAGAGCAGCCATTAAGACGTTTGAACCAAGAGCAATCGTTGCTGATATCAATGTCCAGGCACGACCTGATGGCAATGCACTTGACATACGTCTTAAATTTGGGGTAATAAATACATCAGAAGTTGTGACACTAGAAACTTCTCTATCAAGGCTAAGATAATATGGCAGACGTAACAGTAACATCTACACAGCTTGACTTCACTGAAATCAAGAATAAGCTTAAAACTTATCTTGCTCAGGATACTCAATTTGCAGATTATAATTTTGAAGCATCAGGCCTTTCTAATATCCTGGACGTACTAGCATACAATACACACTTTAATGCATTGACTGCCAACTTTGCATTAAATGAGTCGTTCCTCTCGACTGCGCAGTTGCGCTCCTCTGTTGTATCACATGCTGCGACTCTTGGTTATGCTCCTCGAAGTAGGACTGCGTCACGTGCAGAAGTGCAATTAAGCCTCAATCTAAACGGTGTTGCAAATAGACCTTCGTCCGTAATCATTGGTGCAGGTACTTCGTTCACATCTTCTGTAGGTGATATCACATATACGTATCAGACTATCGAAGACTATGTTGCGACAGATAACGGATCTGGTTTGTACCAGTTCTTAAACACTGCTGGCTCTCTGACTATTCCTATATTTGAAGGCACACTTAAAACTAAGACATTCTATGTTGGTGAAGTAGGTGAGCGTCAGCTATATGTTATTCCGGATGATACAATTGATACCTCGACTGCTGCGGTAAACGTATTTGATAATACGAACGGAGCATCATTCAGTGCATATACATCTATTAATACTGCGGTATCAGTTACATCAACTTCTCGTTACTATTCTATTAACGAAGCTCCTAACGGTTATTATGAACTCAATTTTGGTGATGGTATTTCGTTTGGTAGAGCACCTGTTGCTGGTAACAAGATTGTCGTGTCATATCTGTCATGTCTTGGAGCAGAAGCGAACGGCGGATCTACATTCACACCGACTGCTCAAGTATCAGTACTTGGCAGTGGATATAACTTAGCTGTTACTACAGTAACCAATTCGGTAACTGGTGCACCCAAGCAATCAATTGAATCAGTCAGGCAAAATGCTCCGATTGCATTTGCTGCCCAACAAAGACTCGTTACTGCAGATGATTATCGTGCTATTATTCAAAGTAACTTTAGTACAGTGACAGATGCTATTGCATGGGGTGGAGAAGACAATACGCCGGCCGAGTTTGGATCTGTGTTCGTTTCATTAGTATTTGAGGACAATACATCTGCTGCAGCCATTGCTTCTATTAAAGACCAAATTGTACAGCAAATTACAAACAACCTATCGATTATATCAATTGATACCAAGTTTACTGATCCTACCAAAACATTCCTAGAACTAATTGCTTCGTTTAACTTTGATCCTAACCTTACGGGCGCAACAATCAAATCAACAGAAGCAGCTGTGTTAAATGTAATTAATGGATATGTTTCTAGTAACCTTAAGAAATTTAGTGGTGTGTTTAGACGGTCAGAACTTCTTGCACAGATAGACGATATTAGCTCTGCGATTCTTAACTCAAGAGTATCGGTTAAGCTTCAGCAACGCTTTACACCTACACTTAATGTTAAAACATCATACAACATATACTTTCCAAATGAATTGGCTGCTCCGAGTGCTGTAGATTATACGATCACATCATCGACATTTAGATTCAATGGTAAAGTTTGTTCTATCAAGAATAAGTTAAATACCACGAAGCTTCAAATTATTAACTCTGTTGGTGAAATTGAGGTCGACAATATTGGATCATTCAGTAACCTACAAGGCAAGATTACTATTACAGGTTTTGCGCCTACCGAAATTACATCAGGCGTTACATATCTTAAAATATCAGCAGTTCCGTCAAACCAATCTACTGTACGACCGCTTAGATCATATATCTTAGATATAGATCCAGGTCCAACGTTTGCTACTGGCGTCGTGGATAGACAACAAACTAAGATTGCTCTTGGTTCTGGTGTAGGCGTAACCTCAACATTATCATCAGGTTCTTATTAATGTCGTTAATAAATTACGATAGGGTTGAAGCTAACCTTAGGAAATACCAGGTTAAATCGGTATTACCACAGCACTTTACTGACGACTATCCTATGTTAGTTGCCTTTCTTGAAGGCTATTATGAGAATGCTGATGAAGATGCAGTAATATCTACTATTCGTGATCTATATTCGGTATTTGATATCGAACGGACTTCACTTGCTAACCTTGAAAAAATATTTAACATGATTGCTGATGGCGCAAATGCCGAATACTTTAGCGATCCGCGAGAAGTGCTTCGTAACTTTGCAAACTTCTATCGTGTTAAAGGTACAACATATGCTGCCGAAGGTTTCTTTAGAGCGTTCTTTTCATCAGACATTGAAATAGAACATCCAAAAGATAACTTGTTTATTGTGAATGAATCACAAATTGGTACTGAATCATTGCGCTATATTCAAAATGGTGCACTATATCAGATCTTTAGTGTGTTAATTAAATCGTCTATTCCTATTGCCCAGTGGCGTGAACTCTATAAGAAGTTTGTACATCCGGCCGGATTCTATCTTGGCGGTTCGGTTGTTCTTGAACTTCCGTCCACAAACTCAAATATTCTTACTATGCCCAACAATATTCCGGCACCTCCACCTCCAATCACTATTGTTGGTGCTGCAGCGCTTGGTACTCCGATTACATTCTCAGAGCTTATCGGTAAACTGCCAGATGATGAAGATGCAGATACAAAGGTTGAGTTTATCAGTCTAGCAGCGACTGCAGCAAAGTTTGCTTCTATGCCGGTGTCTAGCTTTATACTTAACTATAATCGCCTACATGGCGCTATGCATATAAACTCGCCATTAATGTCAGATAGTACATATCTTGATTCCTTTGCTGGTCAAAGTGTGAGTGAAAATGCTTATTTGTACGGAATAAGACTAAGCAATAATGTTGAAACAATGGATCAGAATGATTATAGTGTTCCAGGCAACGACGAAGATTCAATCAATTACAAATTTATGTTAGCTGGGTATGTCGCCACAGATTACGTAAAACCATTCCGAGGATAAGATATGGCTATTATACTAAGAACTACTAAGGGAACGGCATTAACTCATAGTGAATTAGATGCCAACTTTACTACCCTTGATTCCAATTCAAAACATCTTAATCGATTGGCTGGTGACTCAGACATCGACTTTGGTGCACACAAAATTCTATATTCAAACAACTATGCAACGACTGGTGACTTGCCTTCTGCTTCATCCTATCACGGTATGTTTGCACATGTCCATGGCGAAGCAAAAGCATATTATGCACATGCCGGTGCCTGGGTAAAGTTGGCTGACTATGCCGATGTATCTGCTGCATCTGGTAATGACTCGGCCGCAACCTTAGCACTTATCGATGCTGCATATGTCAAAGGCATTGCTGATACTGCATATGTACGGTCTGTTCAGACTGTTGTTCCTAATATTGATAGCATAGGCGCTATTGGTAATGTTAATATATCAGGGTTGACTAACGGTCATATTCTGAAGTATGACAGTGCTACGTCTAAATTTATTGCTGCTGCCGATCAAAGTGGTGGTGGAGGCGGTGGTCTTGCACTTACAGATTTGTCTGCAAGTACGGCTGCTGCAGCAGGTACCGGAACGCTCACATATAATAATGCGACCGGCGTATTTACGATGGCGCCACCTGTACTTCCAGATGTTTCAAGTTTTATAACAGCATCATCAACTGCGGCATTGACCAATAAAACTGGCAACGTCAGTATGTTTACTAATGATGCTAGTTATCTGACGTCTTTCACAGAGACAAATAATTTATCTACTGCAGTGACATGGGCTAATATTCCTAATGCAAATGTACCGGCGGGTGCAGTCACACAACACCAAGCATCTCTGGCTATTACTGAAAGTCAAATATCAGACCTAGACAAATACACAAATGCAGATGTTGATACACATCTCAATCAAGCTGGCCCGACAACTGGGTATGTACTCAGCTGGAGTGGTAGTGATTATGCATGGGTTGATAACGGAAGCGGCAGTGGTATAGCAAGCCTTGTTGCCGATACATCTCCACAACTTGGCGGTGACTTAGACGTTAATAGTAAAACTATTAAGCATACATTTACGATGGGCGCAAGTGGATCGTCACATTACACATTCTCTGATGGAGGCAACGTATGGTTTCCGTCTACAGAAAACGACCCGATCTTATATCTGCGTCGTGGTGAGCAATATGTATTTACAAATAGCTCGGGTGGTGCACACCCATTTCAAATTAGAACAAGTAACGGCGGCGCTGCATATAATACAGGCGTAACAAACAATGGTGCTTCTAATGGAAACATAATATTTAAAGTGCCTATGAGTGCTCCGGCTACACTTTATTATCAATGTACTTCACATAGTGGCATGGGAAATACGATTAATATCGTATAAATACAGTTAATAAGAAAAGAGGACATTAAATGACTCGTCAGAATATTGGTGTCGGTGCTACGGCCAACGATGGTAGTGGTGATACACTAAGACAGACAGGCACAAAGATTAATGCAAACTTTGTTGAGCTATATAATAAGCTTGGCGGAGATAGCGATGTTCTTTCTGGTAGAATTGCTGTAACCTCAGACGGACTACAGTTTGAAGGTTCGGCAGTTGATGATTTTGAAACTAGCTTAACAGCAGTAAATCCTACTGCTGATCGTGCTATTACATTGCCTAATGCTTCTGGTGAAGTCCTATTATCAACTGCTGCGCAAACCGTAACAAATAAAACTTTGACTAACGCAGTACTAAGTAATATTGGTGTCGGAAACCCTACACTACAAATTAATGATTATTCTAACAACCACAAATATAGTCTTATAACACCTGAGCTTGCGGCTAATCATAATATACGATTGCCCATACTCACTGATAGTGATTCCTTTATATTTGCGGCCACGAATCAAACGCTCACAAATAAAACTTTGACATCAGCAACACTTGTCACACCAAAATTATCTAATAGAGTTGATGACGTCAATGGTGCTGAAATTCTTGAAGTCGAAGCAACGGCTTCTGCGGTTAACCATGTAAAAATTAAAAATTCAGTTACTGGATCAGGTGCGCAAGTAAGTGTTGCGGGTGATGATACTAACATCAGCCTT